GCGCCGCTGTTCACCGCCGTGAATAAACGTTACCGGTGCTCGCACGGTGGGCGTGGCAGCGCCAAGACGCGCACATTCGCCCTGATGACTGCCGTAAAGGCGTATCAGTCGATGATGAACGGTGAAAGCGGGGTGGTACTCTGCGCGCGTGAATTCATGAACTCGCTGGAAGAGTCGAGCATGCAGGAGGTGAAACAGGCGATCCTGTCTGTTCCCTGGCTGGCCGCCAACTTTGATATCGGCGAGAAGTACATCCGCACCATCGACAAGAGCGTTAACTACGTATTCTGCGGTCTGCGGCATAACCTCGACAGCATCAAGTCGAAAGCGCGCATTCTGCTGTGCTGGGTCGACGAGGCTGAATCAGTCAGCGAAATAGCCTGGCAGAAGCTGAGCCCAACAGTTCGTGAAGAAGGCTCAGAGATTTGGGTGACGTGGAACCCGGAGCGCGACGGTAGCGCCACTGATAAGCGTTTCCGCAAAGAGGCAGGCGACGACTGCATCACCGTTGAAATGAACTATACGGATAACCCGTGGTTTCCTGACGTGCTGGAAGGCGAGCGACAGAACGATCAGCGCCGCCTCGACCCGGCAACATACGCATGGGTGTGGGAGGGTGCTTACCTCGAAAACTCCGATAAGCAGGTGCTGGCCGGGAAATACCGGATCGCTGAGTTCTCAGACGAACTATGGAAAGAGGCCGATCGCCTGTTCTTCGGAGCTGACTTCGGTTTCGCTAAAGACCCCAACACGCTAGTTCGCTCGTTCATCCTGCACAACCGGCTCTACATCGAATACCAGGCATACGGGCAGCAGACAGAGCTCGACCACATGCCAGAGCTATACGACACAATCCCCGGATCGCGTGACTGGCCAATTAAGGCTGACGCGGCACGACCTGAGACGATAAGCTATCTCAAGCGGCAGGGCTTCAACATCTCAGCCGCCGAAAAATGGCAGGGAAGCGTTGAGGACGGGATCGCCCATCTTCGCGGCTTCGACGAAATCATTATCCACCCGCGTTGCAAGAACGTGGCGCGAGAGGCTCGCATGTGGTCGTACAAAACGGACCGCATCACCGGTGAGGTGTTGCCGAAACTGGCTGATGGCGATGAGCATACGTGGGACGCCATCCGCTATTCCCTTGATGGACATATCAAACGTAAACAGCAGGGTGTCGGCATGATGATTCCGAAACGCCTTCGATAATCAACGGACACGACATGAACGATAAATTACAGTTGGCGGTTAATCACGCGATTAACGACGCCAGGCTTGCTCGCGCCCGCATGGGGATGCTTAACCCTTCGATGGGGCTGGACGCCAAGCGTAATTCTGCGTGGTGCGAGTATGGCTTTCCTGAGCAGGTAACCTACGAAAACCTTTATGCTCTGTACCGTCGCGGTGGTATCGCTCACGGTGCCGTTGAGAAGCTGGTGGGCAAGTGCTGGCAGACTAACCCGGAAATCATTGAGGGTGACGATGCCGACGAGAGTGAAAACGAAACCGCCTGGGAGAAAAAGTCCAAACAGGTATTCACCAGCCGATTCTGGCGCTCGTTCGCAGACGCTGATCGCCGCCGTCTTGTCGGTCGTTATGCAGGCATCCTTCTGCACGTCAATGACTCCCTAGCCTGGGATCAGCCTGTAACGAAAGGCAAGATGCTCCAGAAGGTTACTGTCGCATGGGCAGGCTCTCTGACAGTTGGTGATTGGGACACCGGCCTGAACTCGAAGACTTACGGTCAGCCGAAAATGTGGCAGTACGCCGAACGGTTGCCGAATGGTTCAAGCCGACGCGTCAATATCCACCCGGATCGGGTATTCATCCTTGGCGATTACTCGGAAGATGCCATTGGCTTCCTGGAGCCAGCTTATAACGCATTTGTCAGTCTGGAGAAGGTGGAGGGCGGTTCAGGCGAGTCATTCCTTAAGAATGCCGCGCGCCAGTTGAACATCAATTTCGATAAAGAAGCAAGGCTGGATGAAATAGCCAGGGCTCACGGCGTCGACTACAGCGAACTTAGCGAAATATATGACAAGGTGGCCCGAGAGATGAATATCGGGAATGACACGGTACTCATAACGCAGGGGGCTTCAGTTGCTCCGATTGTGGCCGCCGTGTCCGATCCTGCACCAACATATAACGTCAACCTGCAAACCGCGGCCGCCGGAGTTGATATCCCGACGCGCATTCTGGTTGGCAATCAGCAGGCCGAGCGCTCAAGTACTGAGGACCAGAAATACTTCAATACTCGCTGCCAGTCTCGCCGTGGCGACCTGTCATTCGAGGTTGAGGACTTCTGCGACAAGCTGATCGAATTAAGCATCCTCGATCCGGTCAGTCAGAAGACCGTTATCTGGGACAACCTCAACGCGCAAAGCGACAGTGAAAAACTGGATGCCGCTCAGAAGATGTCGCAAATCAACAGCGCTTCCATCGGCACGGGTGAGCAGGTGTTTACTGGTGAAGAAATTCGCGTGGCCGCCGGGTATGAGGGTTCGCCAGAACCACTTCCAGAGGTAGATGATGACGAAGAAGAAAGCGAAGTCACCGATACTTCCGGGGAGCCTTAAAGACCCGACAGGCGCTGACCTCCTTGAACGCGGAGCAATGAACGAATTCGCCAGACGAATGAAGCGCATTGGCAAAGCCTACAAGGACATCCTCGACCGCATTCCTGCATCGCCATCAGTAAACCAGCGTTACACCTTCGACCTCGATTCCACCCAGCTATCAATGCTCCTCAGCAATGCCTCATTGCTGGTGGATGAGATATTGGGTGCGGATAACGAGATGGGGTTCTGGTTCTGGACTGATTACGTCAACCCGGCGTATCAGCGCGGGACGGCGCAGGAGTTTGCCAATCTGGCGCAGCAGTCAGCAGTGTACGCTGCCGGACAGGAAAGCGTATCGACAATCCTTCTCAGCGAACCGTACCGACGCAGGCTGATTCTTGTTCGCGCTCGTACCTTCGAGGAAATGAAGAACCTCAGCGCCGATGTGAAAGCGGATATGGCGCGGATACTGACCGATGGACTTGGGCGCGGACAAAATCCACTGGAGATAGCTAAGCGCCTTACTGAGCAGACGGGAATTGAGTCTCGCCGGGCTAATCGTATTGCCCGGACGGAGATTACCACCGCGCTGCGCCGTGCGCGCCTGGACGAAGACGACGAAGCCAGAGAACGATATGGCATCCGTACAAAGCAGATGCACATATCAGCGCTCAGCCCGACGACACGAAGCACCCATGCCGCGCGTCACGCCCATCTGTATACCGCAGAAGAGCAGCGGGAGTGGTGGGCTAAGGATGCAAACAGCGTGAACTGTAAATGCTCCACAATCGCGGTGCTGGTCGATGAAAGCGGCAAGCCGTTAAGCGACACCATCATCGAAAAAGCTCAGAAAACATTTAACACAATGAAAGCCCGTGGCTACCAATGGGCTAAGGGTTAACTCATGCCAATGCAAGTTAATGTCACCTCGAAGGTGAACAGTAAGGCCATCCGGCGCGAACAGCACAACGGACGCGAGCACTGGGTTGTTCCTTCCTACACCCTTCCGGCGAACGTGGTCATGAACGGCGGCCTGTATCCGGCCAGTGAGATTGACCAGCACTACAGCGGCCTGGAGGGGACGCTGGCACCGCTTGGACACCCACAGGTCAACGGTCAGTTTGTTTCTGCTTTTAGTCCTGAAGGGCTGAATGTGGGTTACGTCGGGGCATGGAACAAAAACGTCAAGAAGTCCGGCAACCGCGTCTACGTCGAGAAGTGGATCGACACAGAAGTGGCAAAGCGCACGGATGACGGAAAGCGCCTCCTTGAGCGTCTTGAAGCGCTGGAGAAAGGCGAGGATGTTCCGCCAATCCATACCAGCGTTGCCGTATTCCTGGAGGAGCTTGAAGCGAACGATGAGCAAAAAGCTCAGGGGGCTTCATGGGTTGCGAAAATTCACGCGATGGACCATGACGCCATCCTTCTGGATGAGGTTGGCGCGGCCACGCCAGAGCAGGGGGTAGGGATGATGGTGAATGCTGACCTTGCCACGCCACTGAAGGCTAATTCCGGCGCTCTGGTGGGAGAAACATATCGCGAGCGCGAGCGCCGACTGGAGAAGGCTGCGAAAGATAAATTCGCTCCCGGCGAGAAAGAATACGCCTGGGTGGCTGATTTCACTGACTCACAGGCCGTAATCATCCTCAACAATGGCGATCCGAAGGTTTACGGATACAAATCTGAGGGCGGAAAGATTGTCTTTGACGATACCGGGACAGAGGTTCAGCGCCAGAGTTCATGGGTTTCCGTCGTCAACAAGCTCAAATCATTTTTCACACCGCAGGAACAGCCTGCACCAAACCACAAAACGGAGGGCGACATGCCTTTAACCAAAGAAGAACTGGAACAAATCGGCAGCATGGTTAGCGAGGCCGTCGCCACCAATACCGAAAAGGCTATTAAGCCTCTGGCGGAGAAGGTTGATGCGCTACAGGCCAACCAGGACAAGCTGACCGAAACCCTGACCGCCAACTCCCGCGCCGAAGAGAAATCGAAGCGTGAAGCGGTCGCAAAAGTTCACGGCGAAATCGTGGCCAACGCGCTTTCTGGCGAAGCGCTGGACGCGATGTTCAAAACCATAGGTGAATCCGCGCCGCTGGGCACTAACTCTGCGCAACAGCAGAAAGAAACCGGTGCGCCGAACCCTGACGAATACTTCAAGAAATAAGGAGCCAGACTAATGGCACGTTATCGCCGCGTTAATATCGACGGTCAGTCTCTGTACAAGACCGAAACCCGCGCCGCCGCCGCAGCACTGCTGCCTGGTACGGCTGCTGTTATCAATGGCGACAATCAGTTTGCGCAGGCAACCGCGCTTACTGGTCGCATCTACATCATCGACGTGGCCTATCATCAGGGCTTGAATATCACAGAGGCCGTTCCCGCTGGTGATTCCGCTGTAGGCAACTACGTCGAAGAAGGCCGCGAGCTGGCGCTGCTCTGCGTCGCCGGAACCTACGCCAAAGACGACCCGATCAAGCTGGGCGCAGATGGTAAGTTCACGAAGGCAACGGCGGATACCGATTCGGTGATCGGCTACAGCCAGGATGATGCAACCATTGCCGCCAGCACTACCGATTTCATCCGCGTGCGCATGCGCGTTGGCACTGTGGCTGCACCGGCGACCGGCGGCGGCGAGTAAAGGAGAATAAGAATGTATTTTACCCCCGAAACACTGGCTGCTAACAGCCGACTGCGCGGGCACTGGAATGAGCTGTGGGCCAACCGCAACATCTTCAACCATCATCACGACATGATGGTTAACTCATATCGCCAGAGCATGACCCCGGAAATGCTGGCAGCTAACGCTGTAGGTGGCTTCGCCCGTGAGTTCTGGGCCGAGATTGACCGCCAGATTATCCAGATGCGCGATCAGGAAATTGGCATGGAAATCGTCAATGACCTGATGGGCGTGCAGACTGTGCTGCCTATCGGAAAAACCGCGAAGCTGTATAACGTGTCTGGCGATATCGCTGATGACGTTTCTATCAGCATCGATGGCCAGGCGTCGTATTCCTTCGATCACACGAACTTCGGTTCTGATGGCGACCCAATCCCGGTATTTACTGCCGGTTACGGCGTCAACTGGCGTCATGCTGCTGGCCTGAACACTGTTGGTATCGATCTGGTTCTGGAGTCTCAGTCCGCGAAGATGCGCAAATTCCACAAGAAGCGCGTTAACTTCTATCTGAACGGCGACTCCAGCATTGTTGTTGATGGCCTGCCAGCTCAGGGCATGAAAAACCACCGCAATACGCAGAAGATCAACCTGGGCAGCGGGGCGGGCGGCGCCAATATCGACCTCGCCACCGCAACCCCGGCTCAGTTGCTAGCCTTCTTCGGCCCGACCGGACCGTTCGGCCTGACGGCTCGCCGCAACAAAGTTACCGCTTACGACAAGTTGTGGGTCAGCCCGGAAGTGTGGGCAAACATGGCGAAGCCGTATCTGGTAGACATCAACACCGGCACCAATGCCCTGTTGAGCGGAACCGTTCTGGATGCGATCAGCAAGTTCATTCCTGCGAAGTCCATCCAGATGTCCTACGCGCTGTCTGGCAATGAGTTCCTCGCCTATGAGCGTCGTCAGGACGTAATCTCCCCGCTGGTCGGCATGGCCGTCGGCGTTGCCCCTCTGCCACGCCCGATGCCGCAGAGCAACTACAACTTCCAGATCATGTCTGCTGAAGGCTTGCAGATTAAGAAAGACGGCGAAGGCCTGTCCGGCGTGGTCTACGCCGCCAACCTGGCATAAGGAGAGCGACATGGCTAAATACCAGGTAATCAAAGCATGGCATGGCGTGAGCGTCGGTGATGTGGTTGAAATTGAGAAACTGCATCCGTCGCTGAAGCCTCATGTGATTAAGCTCTCTGATGCGGCTTTAACACCGGCGACGCCAGAGGCTGGCACGGATGTGAAATCCCGAAAAGAGATTATCGCAGCGCGCCTGACTGAGCTGGGCATCGAGTTTAAAGGCAACATCGGCGCTGAAAAGCTCAGTGGGCTGTTGCCTGACGGTGAGCTCGAAAAGCTTTTTCCTGCTGAATAACAGCCGCCGCTAAGGCGGTTTTTTTATGCCCCGCTCCGGCGGGGTATTTCACGGAGTCGATAATGGTAACTCTCGAACAGGCGAAGGGGTATTTGCAAAGTCAGGGCGTTTCCATTCCCGATTTTGTTCTTCAGGCTCTCGTCGACCAGGCCAACAGCATACAGGAGTGTCTCGATGCGCATTATCCGGCATCAGTCGCGCTGCTGATTCAGCTCTATCTGCTGGCGCTTATGGGCCTGGCGCAAGGTGACAAGTATATCAGCTCGCAGACTGGCCCTAATGGTGCGTCACGCTCATTCCGGTATCAGTCGTTTCCCGATCGATGGAAAGGGGCGCTGGCACTGTTGCGCGTCACCGATAAACACGGCTGCGCTAATGACCTCATCCCTCCAGACCCGACCAATACAGCTTTTGCTGGCATATGGATTGCCAGGGGTGGATGCATGTGTGGCGGGGGTCGGTAATGGCGTGGATATCGGTTAAGCGGCGGCTGCCTGAACCTTTTGTCAAAGTCTGGGTGATGACCGACAGTGGTAAGCGCGTTACCGGATACGTCAAAAGTAACGGTGACTGGTATCTGCTGTGCCGGAAGGTTGCGGCGGAGAATCCGGAGGTGATCCGGTGGGAGGACAACGGTGTCTGAAACAGCTGCATGGAGCTATACCAATGTTGCCACTGTTTACCCGCGCGTCTACGACGACTGGAACAGTACCTGGACAATCGAACCCCCCTACCTGATTGACTGCACCTGGACGGCAAACAATGAAGTTGCGGTAGATGCCAGCGGGAAAGAGTTCACCACGAACCTGATTTTCTTCACTGAACTGAAGCGCAATGGCATCGATGCGACCATGCCGAAGCGTGACTGGTATATCGCCAGAGGTGATACAACGGCACAGGCCGATCCGCTGAAAGCTGGTGCAAACATCATCAAAGCGGTGACGGAATGGGATATGTCATTCTTCGAAGAAGAACCAGACTACAAAATTCTGACGTGAGGGGATCATGCCCGTTAAAGGTATCAAGCGTGTTCAGATGAACACCCGCAAGGTGCTGAGTGATATCGCTGGCATCCGAACGGAGAAGGTTCTCTATGAAGTCATGAATGCCGGGGCCAACCATGCGGCGTTGATTACTCCGGTTGCGAAAACATCAGTTCTCATCAACAGCCAATACAAAAAACTCGAACCAATGCCATCAGGAATGATTGGGCGGGTGGGGTATGCGGCTAACTATGCCGCCGCAGTTAATGCCGCAAGGGGCAAGCTGAAAGGCAAGCCAAGGCCAGACGGCAGCGGAAATTACTGGGATCCAGATGGCGAACCGGACTTCCTCCGCAAAGGCTTTGAGCGCGACGGTCTCAACGAGATTAAGGCCATCATCAAACAAGGGTACAAAGCATGACGCGCAGCGAAGTGTATGACGCGCTGAGAGCGTGGTTACAGTCTCACGGGTTTGATGTCGGCTACCGCGTCCAGAAACGCTTCTGGAACGAGCTGGAAGGTACTGAAGGGGAAAGATACCTTGTCATCCAGCAAAACGGCGGTGGCAAGCCTGAGGAAGCCATCACGCGCGACTTTTTCCGCATCCTTGTTTTGTCAGGACAGAACGACAGTGACATCAACGAAGTTGAAGACCGCGCCGACGCCATCCGCCAGGCGATGATCGACGACTACAAAACCGAATGCATCATTTCGATGCAGCCAATAGGCGGCATCACCGCCATCCAGACCGAAGAAGGGCGTTACCTCTTCGATATTTCCTTTCAAACCATCATTTCCAGATAACACGGAGATAAATCACTATGGCGTGTGAATCGGGCGCTTTTACCGGGCGCGACGTCGTCGTTTATTACGCGATTGGATGCCCTGAAGTACAACCCACCGCCAGCGCTTACCGCCGACTCGGCATGATGCGCGGCAAAACAGTAAATGCAGAGTGGGAAACCGCAGATGCGACCGGCGACATGAGCGCTGCATTTACGCAAGAGAACCTCGTTACTTACAAGAACATTTCGTTCTCTGGTGACGGTGTGACCCGCAAAGAGGATGTTTATGCGCAGAACGCGCTGAAGCGTCACGTATACAACCCGCCAGCAGAAACCAGCAATCAGCCATATGTCTGGCTGAAAATCATCTCTCCAAACGACATTACCGAAGGTCCGTTTATGGTGACTTCGTGGGAAGATGAAGCCCCTCATGATGACGTGGCCACATGGTCTATTGAAGCCTCAAGCGCTGGTCAGGTGGATGTGCGTGATGTCGGTGCCGTAATCACTATCACTACGCAGCCGCAGAACCGCACGCTAACGGTGGGCGATGCACTAAACCTGTCTGTGGCGGCAAATGTATCTGACGGCTCCACTCTGACCTATCAGTGGAAGAAGGGCGGAACTGACATCTCTGGTGCGACGAACGCTACCTACACGAAGGCCGGCGTCGTTACGGGTGATGCGGGTTCTTACTCCTGTCAGGTTACATCCTCAACCGCCGGCTCGGTAAGCTCCAGCCCAGCCACTGTGACCGTGAACGCAGCCTAAACCAACGGGAGGCTTAGCCCTCCCATTTATTAAGAGATTCCATGAAAGCAATCACCGATATCGGCCAGGCTGTCATTCGCGCCAGCGGCAAAGAGATATTCCTCAACCCTTCATTCCTGGCTATGTCCCGAATCGGCACGCCTGAGCAAATCGTTGATGCTTTCGTGAAAGTTCATGCAGGCCATTACCCAAAGCACAGAATTGCAGACCCCCAGATTCTGAAAGCGGCTAATGCACGCTGCTTTGCGGATATGGCAGCGGCCGCAGCTAGTGTAGTCAAACACTGCTCTGAAGGCGACATTACTGAAATCATCGGCTCTTACTCAGTGACTACGGCGGGACGCCTCCTGTTTAAGCCTGGCTCGTTGCCAGTTGAAGACGTCATCCAGCTGGCGCGTCACCTGATTTTGCATGGCGTAATGGGTGATCAGCCGCCCGAAGAGTTCGAGAGCAAGAAAGGCGAGTACAGCGATAAATTCGATGCCCGTACATTCGTTTATACCGCAGTTGCCCACCTCGGGATGAGTGAGGCAGACGCCTGGAGCATGACGATGACCAGCTTCCGGGCTGCCATGAATGCCAAGTTCCCGCAAAAGGATAAAGGCAAGGTGCCAACCCAGGAGAAATACGACGAGGTTATGGACTGGGCGGAGCAGATGCTGGCAATGGATGCACAGAGGCATGGTCCGCATTAACAACCTACGAAATGAAACGATAAGCCCTGCGGCCGTGGGGCTTTTTTGCATCCGCAATAAACCCACCGCGCTTCACACGCGCACGTTATAATCCCAGAGCCTACAGAAAGCGAGCCTGAGAGTTAGTTGTACTCTGGGCTGCTATCTCTGTGTGACAGGCTCACTTTCTATAGGTAAACCTCATGCACTATCCAACCGTATCTGTAAACGGAGTTTCTGTTCGCGTTGATGACGAAGGGCGGTATAACCTCAATGATCTTCATGCGGCTGCCGTGGCCGAGGGAAATGCCACCGAATCACAGCGTCCAAGTAACTTTGTCAAAAGCAAAGCCATCAAAGAATTTGTCAAAGAATTGACCGCCGCTACGAAAATAGCGGCGCTTAAAACCGTTAATGGTGGTGCAAAACATGGTGTCTGGGGCCTCGAATTGGTGGCGATACGATATGCCGCATGGCTGAGCGCGAAGTTCGAAATTAAGGTTTACCAGACCTTTCAGATGGTCATCCGTAATGGCATTGATGCCATGTCTCGCCTGAACAAAATCGACCACATCATCAAAACCGAATCTAAAGCGATCAGCCAATGTGCCAACCAGATGGCCCGATGGGGCGTTGGTGGACGCAAGCAACTACTGAACGCAGCACGGGATCGTGTTGCTGATGAAGTTCAAATGTATTTGCCTGGCATTATGTAGGCAGCGATAACCCGCTTAACTGCGGGTTTTCCCATTGCCATGTATAGATGATCAGTTTTTGAAGTCATGCCCCACGTGATAAATTCACGGGAATAATATAACTTGGTGAATCAGCGTGGAAGACGAAAAGCAGCGCCAAATGCAACTTCAACTGACCCTTCAGCGGCGGCTGGAGAAAGTTACTCCTGAGCTATTTTCTGAATATCTCTTCGAACGCGGCGTCAAAACAGTCATATGCCCAATTTGTGGGAGTGATGATATTTCTATACCTAACGCCAGTTCAATCACTGTGGGGCCTGATGGGTGCGAAAGCAGCATTTATGCCATCCCTGTCAAACTTGATACAGAAGGACCATCATACTCTTTAGTAAAATATGAATATCGTTTGATATGTAAGAACTGTGCGTATTCTATGCACTTTGCAACGTGGCCAGTATTGAAGTGGGTTGAACAGAAGTTGTCAGAAGCAGGGGAAGAGCCATGAATAGTAGAATGGATGATAACATTTGCGTTGTCGATTTCCCGAAACATGGCGGAGGAGGTGGCGGAGGTGATGACATGCTAGAAAATCGCGTAAAGAAACTAGAGGATGATCTGGCGGCAATTCGGGCTGATATAGCAGTCATAAAATCAAATTATGCAAACAAAGAAGATGTCGCCTCTTTAAGAGCTGAGTTACACCAATCTATTTCCGCTCAGACAAAATGGTTAGCTGCGACCATGATTGGTATAGCCGGCCTTGCCATGGCAGTTGCCAAGCTCATTTTCTAACCCAGCGCTCGCTGAGTTTTCCCTGGCCACGATCCCTGCTAGGATTCCCTCATCTTTTACCAAAGGGGATAGGGATATGAAGAAGTATCTTTGCGCAGCGTTACTTGGCGTTTCAGCGTTAACAATTACAGCCTGTGCTCCCACAGTGCAAAAAATAGACTACAACCAAAAATCAATGTTGCTCTCGCTTGGGATGAGCAAAAACGACGTAATGCAGGTCATGGGTACTCCGCGGAGGACTGATGTCAACCAAGAGCGGGAACGTTGGATTTATTGGAATAAAGCCGTTTATGGGTACACCGTTGTCGACAATGAGCAGTTAGCTACAGATAGACTGACAGTCACCTTTGTGAACGGGAAGGTTACGAAGTGGGGCCAGCAGACATTAACTGATGACATTCTTGAGTCGTCTCAGAAGACGGCACAGGCATACGCTGAAGCTGCCCAGGGAGCGAAAAAATGAGAAAAACATTTTGCCTTATGGCGCTTGCGGCTTCCGTATCATTCATTTCTGGATGCGCACAGGAAAAACCAATGACTTCGTATGACGATGCGGGTCTCTGTGTTTTGAAGGGGCAGGCCATGGGGTATGGGAATACGGCAATAATGCCTAAAATCCAGGCTGAGTTTGCTCGTCGTGGAGATCTGAGCATAAGCAAGGATGACTGCGATACTTATATCCAGACAGGTAAGCAGAGTGCGCAAGTCGATATGCAGAGTACGAGAGATATTATAAATCGCTCACAGCGATCGCAGGCTATAAATGCCATACAGGGTTATTAACAAAAATATTGATACAGACCTCGCTTCGGCGGGGTTTTTTTATGCCTGGAGATAATGAAATGGCCCAGAACGTAGGTGATATCGAATATGTGATAAAAGCCAATACTGCAGAGCTGCTCCGTGCGGATAAGCAAGTTGTAAGCGTCACCAATAACATGGAGTCCGGATTTAAAAAAGCAGATAGCTCAGCAGAAAAACTGAACACCACTGTAACAAAAACGGCCAGTGCAGTTTCAGGTGGTTTGAAGTCAGGAATGCAGCAAGCTGGTTACCAGATTCAGGATTTTATTGTGCAGGTTCAGGGCGGACAATCTGCGCTGGTTGCCTTTAGTCAGCAAGGTTCGCAACTCGCTGGCGCGTTTGGTCCAGGTGGTGCAGTAGTTGGGGCGTTTATCGCTTTAGGTTCAGTACTGGTTGGAACTCTATCAACCGCCTTAGGCAGTACGAAAGACGAAATGGAACAGCTGAAAACTGCTGCTGAAACATTAAATAAAGTGGTGGTTATAAATAGCCAGGGTGTTGCAGCTCTATCTAATGATTATGCTCGGCTGGCTGCTACCAATGCCACTTTAGCTGCACAGTTAAGAGACAATGCTATTCAGCAATACGAGATAGCTGTTAGGGATGCGGGTAAGGCTATCACGAACATCATTGATGAGCAGTCATCTTGGTGGAGAAGTCTTAATGGCGGCGTGGCTAGTGTTAAGGCTTTTGGTGGCGCAATGGATACGATGGAGATTAGCGCTGACAATTTTAATGACGCCATAAAACAAGCAACCTCTTTGGGGCCTTCATTCAACTCCGCAACATTGACGCTGGTAAACACTGTAGCAATGCTTTCAAGTCAGTTTGATATATCAGACGACGCGGCATACGGCTTGGGTAAAAGGTTAAATGACCTGGCAAAAAACCCGTCGCCACAGTCTGTAAGTTTGCTTGTGGATTATATGAAATCGCTTAAGCCGACCACGCAAGATGGGGCTGAAGCTATAACTAACCTTGAAAAGAAAATTCTTGATGCCGCCGCTGCAATGCAACAGGCCCATGACAATGGCGAGTCGTTGCGAAAAACACTTGATGGTCTAAAAACAGAGGCGCAACAGGCTAATTTTGATGGCATAAGCAAGCAGCTTGAGGCGCAAAGAATTGCTTTGACCAAGGGTAAGCAGGCAGCAATAGAGTATGGAATTGAGCAGCAAGATTTAACTCGGGAGCAAAAGGATCAGCTTATTGCGCTTTCTAGAACTAACGCGCAATTGGCGGAAGAAAAAGAAAAGAGAGATAAAGCATCAAAGGCAGGGTTGAAACAAGCAGCGGCCACAGAATCAGTTTCTCTAAAACTTGAACAACTTCGTAAGAGGTCGGAGCTATCAGGTGAAAGTACCGCTGAACTTAGCCGTGAGCAGGCAATTCTGACAGCGCAACAGTCTTTAGGCAAGGCGGCCACGAAAGAGCAAATAGCCTTAGCAGGCCAATATGCAGCCAAGACATGGGATGCGGCTAACGCATTAAAGAAAAGGTCGCAGGCTGAGCAGGCGAGGCGCTTTACAGATCAAGAGATTGCTACCAATAAAACCACTCCCGACGCAATAACTGGTGCGGTTGCAGACCCGACAGCCTTGATAAATCTTCAAGAGCAACAAAAGCTAGCAGCTCTAGCACAATACCAGCAAATGGGGGTGTTAAGTGCCCAGCAATTCGAAGACACAAAAACAGCAATTCAGGAACAGGCATCTAATGCTAGAAAGCGAATAGCTCAGGACGAAGCCAATAGTCAGATGGCGGCCACTGTTTCCATGCTGAATGCTGCTTCATTAGGGTTTGATAGCTTGGCAGGAATTATTAGTGGAGCGGCAGGAAAGGCTAGTAGCGCATACATTGCAATGTTTGCCGCGGCTAAGTCCTTCGCAATCGCTTCAGCCACGTTGGATTTCAATGGCGCACTGCTTAAGGCTCTCAATGCACCGGATTCATTAACTACGGCGCAACGCTTTGCTAACTATGCAGCCGTTGCTTCCGCTGGGGCGTCTGTCCTTTCCAATATTGCAAGTGTCAGCATGAGTGGTGGTCGCCGCTACGGAGGAACAGTATCAGCCGGCAACGCCTACCGCATCAACGAAGATGGGCGCTCTGAAATCTTCCAAACCGCAGGTGGGCAGCAGGCATTCATCCCGAACCAGTCAGGGAAGATTATTCCTGCTGACAAGGCCGGAGGGGGCGGAGGGGTAGTGCAGCACATTACCTTCGAAATCAACACTACCGGCGGCATTGACGATGCCACAATGGCTAAAATGGCGCAGATGATGAAGCAGGTTAGCCTCAGCACCATTCGTGATCAGCAGCGCCCTAACGGGTTACTACGGAGGTCATAGTGCCAGAAGCATTCACATGGACACCACAGAAAGCATACTCCGTTGAGCGCACGCCGAATGTTGCCGTCGTTAAGCTCGGCGACGGTTACGAACAGCGACAGGTGAAGGGTATCAATCCACTGATGGATAAATACTCGCTCACCTTTCGCGGCGTCAGCGGCGTGTGCCGCAGTAACCCAGCTAAGGATGCAGAGGCATTCCTCAAAGCCAGGGGGGCGGTTGAATCGTTCTACTGGACGCCATCCGATACGGGAGTGCGGAAGCTGTTTGTCTGCCGCTCATGGAATATGACAAAGACCGGGCCGCTGTTTGAACTGACGGCCACTTTTGAACAGGTGCCAAGGTAATCTATTTGGCTTACAATAACCGAGTGGGATTCTGGAGAGATGCAGGTGCCGCTCTTTAGCAAGGGCGTGAAAGAAAGCGGAGGATAGCGACCTTCCCGGCCTGTAATTACCAGAAACCACGACTAATTTAGAGGGCTGCCTACGGGCGGCCTTTTTTTATGGGCGCAATATGCGAGACATACCATCAGGACTAATCATCGACAGTGTTGACGCCGGAGTTGGCGCGTTTATCGACCTGTTCGAGGCCGACCTGCAACCCTTTGGCGGAGACCTTATCCGGTTCCATTCCGGCACCAATGGATATTACGGAAATGTGATCTGGAAGGGGAATCAGTATCAGGCGTACCCGATAGCAGTGGAAGGATTCGAGTCAAAGAACGAAGGCACATATGCCCGCCCAACAATGGTGGTGGCGAACGTCACGGGTTTACTGACGGGCATAAACCATGACTTCGACGACATGCTTGGGGTGGTGATCACCCGCCGTCAGGTTCCGGTGAAATACCTGGACGCGGTGAACTTCCCCAATGGCAACCCTGACGCAGATCCGACGCAGGAAGCGGTTTCCCGTTACGTTGTTGAGGAGATGACGGAAGAGACGTTCGAGCAGGTGACCTACACGCTGGCGACACCGATTGACTGCGACAACGCTATCATCCCGGCGCGAACCATCCTTGCCGACGTCTGCCAGTGGCAGTATCGCGGCGTCGGGTGCGGATATGACGGGCCGCCGGTTGCAGATGAGCGCGACAATCCAACCACTGACCCGGCGAAAGATAAGTGCTCTCACCGCCGTAGCGGCTGCCGCTTCCGTTATCCACGACCGGAGCCAATGCCTATCAGCAGCTTCCCCGGCTCTCAGAAGGTTTCATGATGCAGGAATTGCTCGATTATGCGGCATCGTCGCAGGATGAGGTGTGCGGCTTAATCCTGGATGGCGGGCAGTTGTTCCGCTGTCGGAATGTTCACCCGGAACCTGGAAAGCACTTCCGAATCAGTGATGATGACTGGCTGGCGGCCGAGGAGGCTGGAGAGGTGACTGCGGTATTCCACTCTCACCCAATGAACAGCCCGGTTCTGTCCGGCGCCGACCGTAAATGCCAGGTTGCATCGGGCCTTCCATGGGTGCTGGCCTGTAACGGGAAAATCAGAACGTTCAGGCCGGTGGATTACCTTTTGGGGAGGCGGTTCGAGCACGGAGTGACTGATTGTTACACGCTATTCCGTGATGCGTATCACCTGTGTGGCATTGACCTCCCTGACTTCGAAAGGACGAATGGCTGGTGGCTGAGAGGGGAGAACCTTTATCTGAACAACATGTCGCGCAATGGCTTCAATCAGGTATCGCCGGGAGAAGCGCTGCCAGGTGACGTAATAATCAGGCAGCCATTCCCCGGTGCCGACCCTTGCCACGCAATGATTCTGCTCGATGACAATATGGTTCTTCACCACGATTGCTCAGGGCATTTAAGCCGGAGAGAGCAAATGCGCCCGGCATACGTTAAGCAGATGCATTCCATATGGAGACATGAACAGTGCTCATCTTTAAATTTGCAGGGCATTTACGCCGACATTTCCGCAAAGTCGAGCTGAACGTTGATACCCCTGCCCAGGGCATTCGTCTTTTGCTTGCTCAGAATCATGAGTTCAAAAAAGCATTCCTGAACGCCAGAGTAAGAATGCGAGTGGCGGGTGAGGATGTTGAAACGTCTTCGGTGCAGTGGCACATGGATCGGCGCCTGGAGGATGGCTCTGTAGTGCTGTTTGTCCCGGTGATTGAGGGGGCGGGACTTGAGACCAGTACGATAGTTCTCATTGCCTCACTGGTGCTGTCTGCCGCCTCGGTTGCTTACTCCATCTACATGTCACGGAACATGAAAAGCAAAACTTCAGCGGAAGCGGCCGAAACAAACACCCTCACGAATAACTCGTTTACCAGTGCAGAAAACAGGGTCGGACAGGGGCATCCCGTACCGATACTGCTCGGTGAGATGGAGGTCGGCAGCAACGTAATAAGTCTCGGCATCGACACATCTAATAATTCCGACTGGGAAGAATCAATCAGCTAAGGTGGCGCTATGTCTTCAGGTGGCGGTAAAGCATCAACCCCAAAACTACTCGACGATAACCTCAAATCAAAACAATTCTATCGGGTACTGGATCTGATATCTGAGGGGCCAATTGCGGGCCCGGTGGATCAGGAGCACCTGTCTTCATTCAAACTGAATAAGACGCCTATCACTGACTCGAACGGTAATGTCAACGTGAACGGCATTAGTGTTGCCTGGCGACCTGGATCGGAGACTCAGGAGCCAATCAACGGCTTCTCTGCAATCGAAGCGACGACCATTGTTAACACTGAGGTCACTTACGACACCCCGCTGGTTAGAACCGTGACAGATCAGGACGTGACCCGTGTTCGTTTTAACATCGGCGTCACCGGGCTCATGGAGCAGGACTCCAAGGGTAACCAGAAAAACACCTCTGTAACGATGGTTATCGAGGCCAGAACTGGCTCGTCGGGCTGGGTCATGGAGAAGACGGTGACGATTACAGGGAAAATCTCTGGCGAGTACCTTGAGGCGCACGTCATTGATGCTCCTGACGCAAAGCCGTTTGACATTCGCGTTCGTCGCATTACGCCTGACAGCAGCAGCGATTTGCTGTCAAACGGTACTGTATGGAACAGCTACAGCGAGATCACCGACGACAACCTGAGCTATCCGTTCTCTGCTGTTGCCGGCTCAGTCATCGACCGTGACCAGTACACCGACACGCCGAGCCGCACATATCATCTTCGCGGGCTGATCGTTGACGTACCGGATAACTACGATCCAATTGCCAGAACTTACTCAGGGCTGTGGACGGGTGGCTTCAAAAAGGCATGGACTAACAATCCGGCGTGGCTGTTCCGTGAGCTGGCGAAAAACACCCGATTTGGCCTGGCGAAACGCGCCGGATACATCGATGTTGACGATGGCGCACTCTACATTCTGTCGCAATATTGCGATCAGCTTGTAGATGATGGGTATGGCGGCAAAGAGCCACGCATGACGCTCAACGCCTACATCACAGAGCAGGCGAGTGCGCGAGACATTCTCGACAAGATAGCGAGCATGTTCCGTGGCATTGCGCTGTGGGACGGCCTGCGCCTGTCCGTAATGCTGGATGCGCCACAGGATCCGATTGCGACAATCACGAACGCCAACGTTGTGAATGGCGAGTTCAAACGAAGCTCTGTAAAGCGTTCAGAGAAATACAATGCCGTTGTAGTGTCATGGACCGATCCTGACAACGGCTGGGAGCAGGTGAAAGAGTACGTTTCCGACGATGAGATGATAGCCAAAGGAAACTACAACGAAACCACTCTGGAGGCGTTTGGCTGCACCTCTCGCGGACAGGCATGGCGGGCAGGTAAATGGCTGCTGGAAACAGCAAAGCGTGAAAGCAGCAGGTTGTCTTTCCAGATGGCTCGGGATGCTATCCACTTCACGCCGGGTGATATCGTTGAGGTCATGGATAATGACTACGCAGGAACTCGCCTCGGGGGGAGAATTGTTTCTCATTCCGGGAGGGTGATAACGGTGGACGCGGTTGATTCCTCGGTAGTAACAGACGGCTCCACTATGTCGATTATGGGGAGGGACGGAAAGTTCTCTCGCTATGAGATTGATGGCGTTAACGGAAATAACGTCACACTCAAAACCGAACCGAACTGGGTGAGGGCGGGAACTGTATTTGCCATTTCAACCGCAAGCGTTGCGATTCGCCTTTTCCGGATACTGAGCGTTGCCGAAACGGAAAACAACTCCGTCTACAGCATAACGGCCTCATTGCACGACCCCAACAAACAGGCAATCGTTGACGAGGGTGCAGTGTTTGAAGTTCCCAGCGATACGTTGAACGGCTACCGCGTGCCTAACGTGGAAAACCTGCGAATCCTGAACACAAACACTGAGACCGTCCAGGTTACAGCAACGTGGGAGACGGCAACCACCACTAAAAAGCTGGTGTTTGAGCTGTACATCTACAGTGCTGATGGGAAGCTGGTATCTCAGTACGAAACTGACCAGTTCCGGTATGAGTTTTACGGTCTGGCTGCCGGTAGCTACACGCTCGGCGTTCGTGGGCGCAATGAAAACGGGATGAAAGGCGCCGAAACTCAGGTGAGTCTTATTATAGGCGCGCCAAAGGCTCCTAACTCCGTTCAGTGGATACCCGGACCATTACAGGCCACTCTGGTGCCAGTTATGTCTGTAACGGCAACATCAGATACCTCTTTTGAGTTCTGGTACGCTGGCGAGACGCCAATCCCATTAACCGATGATATTGAGAACAAAACTCAATTCCTCGGAAGGGGGAACCAGTGGACCATTCAAAAGCTCAAGTTTGACCACGTCTATTACGTTTATGTCCGGACACGCAACGCGTTCGGGGTTTCTGATTTTGTTGAGGCTTCAGGAAAGCCAACGGATGACTTTAGCGATATCACCGATGCAATCCTGGAGGAAATTAAAGAGACTGATACGTTCAAAGACCTGATCGAGAGCGCGGTGGAGAGCAGTGAAAAGTTGGCAGAACTGGCTGATGCAATCAAAGAGAATGCAAACGGTCTTGCAGCGGCGGTTGGATCGAATAAGCAGACAGCAGAAGCAATCATCGGCAACGCGCTTGCTATTGCTGATGTTGTCGTGCGGCAGACAGCCCAGCAGGGCGCTAACTCTGCGACCTTCGAACAACTCCGGGAGGTGATCGCTACTGAAACGGAGGCGCGCGTAACGGATGTTACCCGTCTTGAGGCAAAAACAGCGCAGAACGTAGCGGGAATTACCGAGGTAAGTCAGGCTCTGTCAGATGAAGCTCAGGCAAGGGCTACTGCTGTTGATCAGCTCACTGCGAGCACTCAGGTCATTTCTGATAAAGCTGATTCGGCTTCGAGTAAAGCTGACGCTGCATCAGGTAAGGCAGATGCGGCCGAGCAAGCCAGCTCGCAAAATACCGCTGATATCACCACGTTGCGACAGGTTGTCACCGACACGACTTCATCAATGGCATCCCGTCTGGAGGAACTGGGAGCAAGGACAGATACTGCCAGCGGCGGCATCCAGAATAACGCTATCGCGCTAATAACGAGTACGCTGGCGCAGGTTGATCAGCAGGTGAGACTCAGCGCGCAGTACCGTGACAGTAAGGCCAGCATCGATCGTATTGATAATGTTATGGCAAGCGACAGGGAGGCAACGGCGCGTTCGCTGCTGAGTGTGCAGACTGACGTGAACGGCAACAAGGCAGCAATTAACAGCCTGAACCAGACGTTTTCCAATTATCAGCAGGCCACGGCCACGCAGATAA